TTTGGTTGGATGGTTTAGTGTATCCTGCGTCAGCCAATTTTTATTCCTCCTCGGAATTTCTTGGTTTCCGGATCGTATTCGCCGACTGTCAGCTGCGGTTCTCTTTTGCGTTCCGCGTCTTCGTTTAAGAAAACGGTGGACACGCTGTAGAAGTCTTTAGGTCGGGCGCTGTCAATAGCCTTCTTCATTATTGTCAGGTCGCGGAGGCTTTCCTTCATTAAGTCTTCATGTTTCAGCCGTCCGTCGCTGTCCCGTTCAATCTCAACTGCCAGCTCGTACTTGCGGGCCTCTGTTACCGCGTCTTTTTCAGCGTTCACAGCCTTGATAATGTCGGTTGCTTCCCTCAGCATTTTCAAGGTCTGATCAAGTTTCACTTTAAGCATTTCGTTTTCACGGACAAGCGTCGCATAATCTGCGCTGCTGTGCGCTTCGTTCCATGCTTTTTCACATTCTTCCCTTGTCTTGCCTCCAGCCATGCATTGTTTTATCCATTCTTCTTTCGTCTGTTGATCTGATGTTTTATGCGCCTCGTTCCACAGGTGCTCGCATTCCTCGCGGGTTTTACCTGTCGTCATGCATTGCGCTATGTATTCTTCCTTTTCTGATAAAGCCATGTTTAAGTCACTCCTTTTTGAGCGGTTTGTTTAGTCTGGATCTTCCGCTTCCAGAAGGGTTTAGTTTAGTCTCCACCCACGTGGAGAATCACCTGTATTAGAATGGTGAACGTAACGAAAAGGCTGATGACAACCTATTCTTCTAAAAGCCACCGTGCAGACTGCAAGACTTTCCGTGTGTCCAACAGAAAATCTTCAAAGTTATCGATTTTCGCCGGCTTCAATTCGCCTGTGATAACTTTCAACACGTCTTTGCCGTAGAACCTTGTTAACCGGTAGGCGGCACGTTTTAAGCCTACACGCTGGATTTCATTGCAGATAAAGCAGTCGTTTGTGTCGCCGATTCCATGTTGTTCAGGCTTGTGATACCAAATGTAACCGCATACTGCGGCTGCCTGCTCATCTGAATACTCAGGCATTCCCTCTTTCACTTTAGACACACATTTGTCCCACCAGTCTTTCGGCGGCTTCTCTCCTTGATCAAGTCTTTCCATACCTAAAACGCCTCCATAATCTTGTTTATTCGCCATGATAGCTCGGTGCATAGCTTCCGCTTCAGCTTTTGTGTTAAAACATTTAATTGGTTTACCAGCGTCGGGCCCGTGGCAGTGAACTACGCACCATTTGTCACCGAGTTTAACAACTTTATCCGTTGCGGTTTCACGTAGCACAGAGTCAACGGCTATACCGCATAAGGGCCCGGGGCAACGTCCCCGTTCAACTGGTGCTGCTACATGATCTATGAAGATGTCGCGTTGAATGAAATCGTATTTCATGCCGTTCCACACGCCGGGCGTAGCATCCATCTCATATGTGAAGCCTATGCTCACGTCTCTTAAGTCGCCGGCTTTAATTTTTTCGATAACATCTTCAGGCACGCGGCTTTTAAACCATCTTATATCCGCTTTTATGCCTTTACGGCACGGCCTCTTCGTTTTGGGATCAATAAGGTTTTTCACGAACCGCGGGTTTTCTGTTACGCCGTAAATGTCGTCAGGCCGTTGTAACAATGCGGTTTCTGGATGTGCGAGTATGCGTACCCAACGGTGATCTGCAGTCCATGCTGCTTTTTTAAGTTCGTTTGCGGGCTTGTACGCCCAGCCTTCCGGGTATTTATGCACGATTTCACTTGCGATTACCGCGGGCATTACGAGATAGTCGTCGCTGTCTTCTACGATTTTGTCGTCTAAGGTGGCTTTGTCGAAACCGATTAACCGACTACTCATTTTTACAGCTCCTTGATTTTTTCCGCAAGTTCCAATGCAGAAGTTAACGTGATAGGTTGGGAGGCTAACCGTTTTAGTTCTGCGATTTTCTCTTTTCTGCGCTTGCGATACTCACGCATAATTCTACGCATAGCTTGTCTTTGTTTTTCCTTATCTTTATACGGCATAGTTGTCACTTCCAATGTTTATGTTTCCGCGGATGAATAGGCTTCCTTCCAGTTTCCAAACACTTCTCTCTACGCTTTCCCTCAGGCAAAATTTACACCCCCTTCGGAATAACTGGCTCATACTCGTATAAAATACGCTTTAAGACGCAACGGCAGTTCGGATGCACATTAGGATAAATCGTGTTTATATCAACGATCTCAAGATAAGGAAAGTTTACCCGGAGATTGTTGCCTCTGAAAATACCTATCTCCGCAGCCGCCCGGCAAAGTTCACATACTCGCGTGTCCAACGTTTCCTGAAACAGCCACAAATCGTTCTCACTGAAGAAAGTAACGTCCGGTGGAAACTCACTCTTCCGAACCCGCTTTACCGCGTCCACCGTTCTGACTAGGCTTAACAACTTCCGTGACAATGTAACTGTCTCCTAACACGCCCCTCGGCTTTTTCAACTGCAACGTTGCACCTTCACCGTTAGGCAACGGGTCTAAATTGTTCATGGCACGCACTTCGTCAACAGTCATATACTGCAACCGTATCTGATTCGCTTGTTCCTTCAACAGTTCCGCCTGCCGATTATCCAATTCCGTTAGTTCAAAAGCGCTCTCCCACTTCACCACATATTCAAACCGCAACGGCGGAGGCGACACGTCATGTTTAACCCATCGTTTCACCCGAGCGGGAAGGCTTTCGCCAGCCGTGTAAGGCAACCCTTTAATCTGCCGGCCTGCAATCAAATGGTCGATAATCCAACGGACACAAGGCTCCACCTGCGCTTGAATACTGCTTATCACCTTGTAATATTGCCGCTGGTTGATTTCGCTGCCCGTGACAGCTCCAGCTTGAGCACCCCGCAACACAGGCTCCGGAACACCCGTGCCAATAGCGATCTGTTCAAGGTTTGTTTGGAAAAACGGCTGCGGATCTAACGCTCGACCCGCGGCACCTGCAAACGTGAAATCCATGTCACCGGTAATACCAATGTAAGTGCGGGCCATCAAATTCGAGAAAGCGTTGCTGTCAATCCATTCTTCAAGTTTCTCTTTAGTTGTGCCTGGTGGAAACTTGATAACGGGGAAACCGCCGCCCGTCCGGTACATCCACTGCGCCGCGCCCCACCGGATGTTTCTGCCGCATGTTAAATCATCCCAGATTGGGTCTAGGACGCTTTTGCCGTTGCTTCGAGTTTGCAGTTTATAACAACGTGTATAATGAAGGTATAGAAGGCTTCCGTCGCCCCTGTCAACTTTATATATTACGGGTTTGCCGAAGCGTTCACTGTTTTCATCTTCATCTTTAACCCATACTTCCACATGGGTTTTAGGATAAGCCGTTAACTGTAAAAGTTTGCTACCTTCCCTTAAGGGCGACTCTAACTGTTTAACGTCAGTTGCATCGCTGAAGCCGCCGACAAGCAAGCTCCAACCGTAAATCCGCTCATACTCTAACAGTTCAGTTAAGACAGATTTAGCGTTAAGCTTTGTAAGTGCTTTCTGCACAGCTTCGTCAAGCTTGGGGTCACCGTGTTCTGTGCTGGGATCATCCACTTTAAACCATTTGTCGAAAACGTCGGCAGCCATCTTATACGTGAGAAAATGCGCTATCGGTTCACGGGTCGCAGCGAACAAACGGTCATCATCAGAGATTTCATCGCCGAATCCAGCGCCCAGTTCGGTGCTGACTTGCGGTATGCGGATGCTGCTGCCTTGGCTGGTGTCCGCTGCCGGATGTATGAATAAGCCTCCATCTTTTGTAGCTCGTATTCCTTTCGGTTTAGCTTTCGGCATTTACCTTAACACCCAAGCTGGTTCAGAACCGCGATTCATAAGTGCGTACCGTGTCGCATCCATCGCATGATCGTTTTCCTTTTTATCCGCGTCGTAAACCATGACTTCGTGAATCCAATTTACACAATGATTTAACACGTAAATACGCGGTTTTCCATCTCCCTGCACATGGAAACGTCCACCTAACTCGTGGATACCGTCTTCACGTCGACTTTTATCCGGATACGCTGTTATTCCAGCCTTACGGAAAGCGTCAATAGTTTGCGGTTCACTGCGGTCACAGTAAACGGGCCCCCGTCCATATTTCGTGTACATAGCGAGTAATTCTTCAATAAGCACTTCAGGCTGTACACGGTTCTGGTAAAACTCGTCCAAGATGTAGGCGCGATCGTCACCGTCGAAGCCCACCGCGACAATTGCGGAAGGGTTTGTCCATCCGAAGTCCACGCCGTAAACCACTTGGCGAATTATGGTTTTGTCAACTTCTTTGAGCTCGTGGATTTGACTGTCGAAGTTGAAGCTGCCTGTGCCTGCTGGTGCAAACCGGCCCTCTATAAACCGTCTGGCGAGATTGCCGTGATGCGATGCCTTGATATCGCGTATGTAATTGCGAGGCAGGTACAGATTGTCGTATAGACTCCAACGGTAAACTTTGCTGTTTGGATCACGCTTTTCTGGATCCTCAAAGAACTCGTATAATCTGTCGCCCGGTAACAGAGGGGGAGGTGTAGTGGTAACCCATGCGCCTTGAACGGTTGAATTTCCGCTTCCACGTAATCTTCGGAGGATAACATCCCATGCTTCATCAAACTTGCGGATGTACTGTGCTTCATCCACATGAACCCAATCTACGTTAGGGC